AAGCTGATTCAACTAAAAGATTAAATTCGTTTTTTTGTAATTGATCGTATACACCTAATTCTAATAATGCAGTACGATTTACATCAAATACTACATGATAAAGAAACTTAACTTTGGGCGTAAGACGTAGATTATTCCTAATATACAATGCACTTGCATGTGCAAAATCTCCTAGGTTTCCTTTAGGATTTCCTAAAGCATTACTAAAGTTATCAAAATAATTTGCTATAAAACTGGCCATATTGTATTTATCTCATAAAAAAAAGGAGCATACGCTCCTTTTTTAATTAGGCAATCTCTAAAGTATTTTAGCTTCCGCCACCGGTTACTAACGTACTTGTATTTCTAGGAACTGTTGAGCCTACGCCTGTTCCTACTGGTGTTTGAATTGCGTTGTCATACTGTATTGTTAATGCAACTTGTACAGCATCGTTGTTGGCATAGTTAAGTGTTCCATAATCAACGTTTGTTAAGAAACAACCATATAGTTCCCATGTTTCTAAAACGTTTGGAGTATTTACACCATTACCGCCATCTAATATTTCTATTCTTTGAGTAAATTTATAATCAATTCCAGAAGCAGCACTTGACTGTTCAAAGAAATCAAATTGTTTCTGTAGTTGTTCGCCAACTAGTTTTTGCACATTACCGTTTACATCATCTCTTAGTGTAACGTTTACTGTGTCCCAAGTGTGTTTACCTGCCAAATATACTTTTGAATTATATACGTCAAGTACCATTGGATCAAAACTTAGTGTAGGGCGTGTTGCTTCTACTACCTGTTTTGTCAATTCTTGAGTTTCAGCACTTACACCAAAATTTTCTAGCGTAATTCTAAAACGATATGATAGTTTTGGCATTAGCAAGCCTTGGCTATTTGCACTATTATCGTTTGCTAACGGTACCGAAATTTTTGTTAATGTTGAGATTGCCATCTACTATTCTCCTTAATACATATGTATTTATCTAATTGGGGCCAAGTTTCCCTGACCCCTATTTTTTATAGACCTGCGATCTCGCCTGTGTTTTTGATACGCAAAGGAATATATATAAATTCAATTGCTTTTACAGGTTCGATAGCTATATCTACATATAGCTCATTTCTATCAATTCTTGCCGGCGTGTTGTTAGTTTCATCACACACAACTAAGAAGTCATATAGTGCTCTAAGTCCAACTAATTCTACCATTAAACTTTCTACTTGCTGCTTGATTTCATCACGGGTGATTTTATCATTTGGTTCAAATAGATACGGTTTAGCAAGTTGATTTAACTGACTACGTAAGTAAACAACTAGTCTTGCAACATTAACTCTGTCCAATGCACTTGCATTTTTAGCACGAGTTTTTTGTCCAAATACAACTAATCCTGCGCCATTTAAGAAAGTAATTGGATTAACATTGTTTCTATACAATGTATCACGCTGACCTTCGTTTAGTGCAATACTTACAAATTCGTCCTCAGCATTTATATAACCTACACTAGAAGCATTTGTTACACCGCCACGTCTTGTACCTGCTGGTGCAAACCATGGATAAGCAACTTGGTCATTTAGTGCAAAAGTACGTAGTACCATATGCGATGCTGGAACAACAACATTGTTACCTGCATTATCGCTTGTGAAACCACTTGGATAATAAACACCTAAGTATTCATCGCTTGTTACAAGACCGTCATCGTTATCTTCAACTGCTAGTTGTTGATTAGTTGCCCAATTTTCCAAGCTAGTTGCGGATGGTGTTAGTCTCATTGGACTATCTCCAACTACAAATGCAGTTAGTCCTCTATCAAAGTTTAGAGTAATCATTTCGCCTATTAGCTCAGAATATCCTGGGCAAGCAATTAAGTTAAATGTTCTTGACTCGTCATCTCTAATATCTTGGTTACTATTCATTAATGATTGTAAAGCCTGTGTTACAACTTTACGCTGTGCTGATCTACCAAATGTTCCGCTGCCGTCTGCTTGATTACCTGATTCAGTAACCCAACGGTGTGGATAATAACTAGACATATCTTGATCGCCAAAGCGTTCGTTATCACCAGTAAGATCAATGTAGTTACGCTCAAAACGTCTTACATTAAATCCACTTCTACGTAAGTTCCATAGCAACATACCTTTTGGATAAAGTGCAGGATCTGGTGCATCTGGATCTAAATAATTACTTGAATTTAAATCTTCAATGTCTGCTGCGGTTGCTGCGTCTGCGCCAGTTGTACTATAACGTGCATCGGCAAATAGTATGCCATTTTCAGTAGTTTGATCAGTACTATCTAACAATGTCCACTTTGATAGTGTTGCATTGTAAATGTATACTTGTGGATAATTTTCTAAGTCTGCTGTACTAACCCAAATATCACCAGTAACTAAGTTACCACTATCTGAACGATCTCCGTTCTTAGGTTCTGTTGCACTTACAATAGGACCTTGCGAATCTGGCGAAGTGTTTGGATCAATGTTATAATATGGACTAGTTGAGTGATTAATACCTACCCATGTAGTACCGTTATGAACAAGCATATCAACTTCGTCTATTGTACTGCTGTACCATAGAGCACCATTCGCTGCAAGAGCAGTAGGCGCATCGTCGCTTGCACTATAAACTAAAGGTGACCATAAACTAATTACTAGTTTTTCAGGATCGCTATCTGTTTCACCTGGTTGCCAGTATAAATTCTGTGTACCTGTTTTAGTAGTTGCATTGTAAGGTGCAAATCCAGCAAATGTTAAAGCATTATTAGTATCAGTGATTCTAATTTCGCCGCCTAGTGTATGAGAAATTGTTATTCTGTTTTGTGAATCTACACTTGCAACAATATTAGTAAATCCTGCTGCGTTAATTGCTGCTACTAATGTTTGTGCATCTGCCGCTTGTCCAGCTGCTGTAAATGAGATTGTTTTAGCAGAATCTAATGCTTCTTGTGATTTTAAACTTTCCTGCATTGTAAGATTATAACTACCGCCTGCAAATGTAGATGCTAATATTTTATTACTTGTAATTGATGCTGCACCGCCAGCACGTTTAACAAATATTTTGAAATTTGCTGTATTTGCAGTTTGTTCAAGAGCATTTGATTGAATGTAAACTGTACCTACTGGTACGTTTGCACCGCCGCCTGATCTATCAAGTGCGAAAATTGCCCCTTGATTGGTGTCATATATTGGAGAGCTTGTTCTATTCCAAATTTCAGTTTCACCATTAAATTGTTTTACTCTCCAATCTGCACCAAGGTTTGGTGTAGTTGTTTTAATCCAAACACTTCCGCTTGGACGAGTATCGCTATCATTTGTTTTGAATAATGGTACATCTGTGTGCTTACTAATTTGTGCTTTAGGAGCAAAATAGAAACCTTCGTCGATACCAGCTGCTGCCATTGGCTGACCTGCACCATCTACAATCTGTATCTCGTCACTACCGCTACGATCGTTTAAAATTACTAATTTATTGTTTCTTGCTTCGGCTGAAACACCTGTGATACCTGCACCATTGATATCTGCTACCAAAGTAGTCAGTGTGTTACCAGACAACGTAATCTGAACTGATTCTGCACTGTCTGAGCTTGCATTGATTACGAAAGTATCACCAATGGAACCTACTGTTGAAGAAATTGCAATTGAACCTGTTACAGAAGGAATACTTCCGCTCCAGTCTGGATTGCCAACAATTACCCACGTATCGTCGACATTTTTATAATATATTTTAACAATGTTTGATGTTGTTACAACAGCATATTCGCCTTTTTGTCCTACCCAGCTTCCAGGCGCGGCAGTTGCATCTGCGCCAATTAAATCTGTCTTGCTTGTGATAACACGAGGAGTTTTTGCTATAAATGTTTGACCTGTTTCAGTTGTAGCTGCTGAAGCGTCCCATTCAAAAATTCCCCATTCTGTTGTTTGTGTATCTAACCACCATGTACCGTCTTCTGGGTTCGCGGTTGTTGGTGTTGAGCTTGCGTTTAAACTATTTAAGTCTACGTCTGCTCTAACTACATATGCTCTATTGCTTACGCCTAGATAACTATATGCAGCTTGTAAACCGTATTCGTTTTGTTCACCGCCTTGTACAACATTATTGTTTACGTCAGTAACAAATGTTGGATCTCCAAATGTTTCTACTAGATCTCTCTGCGATGTCATCAGGTAAACTTTACCTGCGTTTGCTTTTAGTGTGCCAGGTGCAACTCCAGTGCCCCCGCCATTCAGCTTATTTTCAGCTGTTGCTACAAAAATAATTGGTGTTGTACCAGGTTCAGCTGGAGTATAGAAACTTTCGTCTATAACGCTAACCTGAACACCAGGTGATGTTAGTGCCATTTTGTTGTTCTCCTCATGGGTAAATACTTTCTACTTGTATTTAGCTTATCAGAGGAGAAACCAGGGGTTTTGAGTCTAAAAGTACGTGGTTAACGGTGCAAATAAGTTAGTAACTGATCTACATTAAATTCTAAATTACTTAGTGTTGAATTGTTATCTATAGTGTAATCAGCCATCCAGTGAGTCAAGCTCATACTATCAATACCTTCTGGCGGCAAATGGTCACTGCGATCTACCCAAATACAATAATCAAAAACACCAGTATTTTTCATTGCAAAAAATTCTCTTTTGTTTCGCAATCCGCAGTATATATCGTGTTCTTTAAAAATCTCTCGGCCTAAACGAGCTCCATCAACTTCATTATAATCACAAATAGCATTATACCATTCTGCACGATGGTTATGTCTATCTGCATAACATTCTTCTTCGGTAGCATAATTGTACTTGTTTTTTAGATTATTATAAATGAATAATTTTGAACAGAACTGACTACTGCTTTCAAAACTGTAATTGTATTTGTCTCTAAGTATTTCGCAGACAGTATCTTTGCCATGTCTGCCGTGGCCAATCACTAATAACTTTTTCTTCATGTTTAGATTATAATATAATTAGAAGTATTTGTCAACCAATTAAGAAACCGTACCCTGTACCGCCTGCTAATGCTGTAGCTAATTCCATGTCAAGTTTTTCCATTTCACCTTGTGCTTCAGCTTTAAGAGAATCGCCATTGAGTGTTGTTCCACCGCCTGGTCCTGCAATAGTTGAGAATTTACTACGTGCTTCACCTAACATATATTTACAACTAGCTAGTGTATAATCTTTACACCACTGATTTGCTTTGTAATCTTTTAATATTTCAAAGTCTGGTCTATAGTTGTAACAATATAACAATGCTTCTTCATCAGCTCTTGGACGTTGTAATATAGTTAATTTTTTTGTGCTTGTATTCCAAGTAAATTCAATAAAACTACCAAACATGCTTCCTACTAATTCTTGTTGTTTTGCAAAGAAATCATAAATTGCATTGCC